GTTGTAGTGTTGGTTCTAGCCATATCAATTATAGGGCAGTTGAAAGCATTAAGTCCCACTGACGGATCATTTGCATCCTCAATACGAATTGTTGCGGGGGTCATGAGTTCAGATACTGTGCTGATTTTTAGAATGTTTTGCCCTGCTGGAGCATCGTTAACAAGCTCTAGGAGTGTGACGTTGTTCGCTCCAGTATGATCGTTTGTAACTTTAACAAGCGTTCTAGTGGTAACGTCATCATGATTAGAATTAATATTTAGGGCTGCACCAGATGTGAGTCCATTTGCTTGGATGTCGATTACGTTGGCGGTTGTATTTAAAGCATCGATATCAACTGTGACCGCCGTTGTGTTGGAAGCGTCGATGTCCAAACATATTTGATCTGCATCATTGTTATCAAGCAGCAAAAGCGTTTCAGCGTCGGTGGTGCCATTTGAAACTTCTAACAATGCTGCTGGTGTATTGGTAGACGCACCAATACTCATTCTGTTCACGCCGCCGTCAACAAAAAGAAAGTGTGAATCACCATTTGTCTCAACGCGGAAATTTACATCTTTTGAATCTTCGTTAATAACAACGCCTTTTTCACCGCTTAATTCAAGAATATTCTCAAACACGCCAGCATCATAAACACTAAAGATCATACTTGCATCTTCAGAACCATTTGTTATGTCTTCTGTTTCAACCACAATCGCCGCAAATGTTTCATCAGCAGGTGTGCTGTTCATAGCATTAAATGCTATAGCGCCGATGTTTGCATGGTCTGTCTGACCAGAGGTTGAGGAGCGATTAAATTTTAATACTGGCTCGACGTTTGCGGTTGCATTGGAGTTTTTTATTTCAACAATTGCGTGTGTTTCTTCAGCCGTGGATTCAACCATCAATATAGGATCGCCGTCGCCTCCAATGGCGTCGTTAACAAGGTGCATAACAACAGCGCCGGTAGCAGCAGTGTTATCATTTTTGACAGTGACCAGTGTTCTGGCTGATGTATTTGCCGAATCAGAAACAAGGTTTAGGATGCCGCCTGTTGTAAGACCGTTTGCTGAAATGTCTATAGCATTACCTGTTGTTAATGAGTTACAATTAATGTCAAATACATCGCCGGTTGTTGTCCCAGTGCTTATAAGCACATCTTGCGTAGTGCCCGCTGCATCATTGAGAAGTTCCAAACAAGTTGCACCAGTCGCATTAGCGTGGTCATTGTGAATTTTTGCGATTGATCGGCTGCTGTTATCGTCCTCGTCGGATTCAATTAGAAACGCGTATCCATCTGACCGAAGACTGGTAGGGACAATCTTAACAACTGCTTTACCATCACCTGTTGAAGATGTGATATCTAGAGTGGGATCATCATCAGCACCCGAGGCTGTTATTTTTATTCCTTTGCCGCCACCATCATTTACAATCTCAAGTGGTGTTGCCTCTCCAGCACTAGTATGGTCGTTGTGGATTTTGACCAAGCTGCGAGCAGAGTTTGAACTTGAATTAGAAACAAGGTCTAGGATTTCACCTGTCGTGAGAGCGTCGGCTGAAATATGCAAAGCCGCAGCAGTAGTAAGCGAGTCTGCAAAGATATTTATGACGTTCTCCCCTGTATTCGCCGCAGGGTTTGCGTGTGTTCCAATTTGTAAACAAGGACCGCCGAAAGCAGCGGAGTTGACATCTTGATCAATAAAAACTATTGGGACACCTTGTTCTGCATGAGTATGTGAATCATTATGAATATGTAATATGCCGGAGTCTGGATCGTTAGTGCCTATACCTATTGCGTTTTGACTACTATCAACAAAAAGCATGTGTGTTTCGTTGTCAGACTCGACCCGAAAATCATTTGTTGCGTGACCGTCTTCGTTAAAGATAACACCAGCCGCACCAACTGTCATTGCAACATCATTGGTGCTATGAATTTGGGTTGTAAAGTCTGATTCGCCTTTGTTGATGTAAAGTGTTTCTGCGCTTGCGTCCAAGAAGATAGCTTCGTCTTCGCCGTCTGATTCAACACGGAAGTCGCAGTTGATGCCGTCTTCATTTACAACAACGGCTGGAACTGTGCCATTTACAACATCTTCGCCGCCAATATTTAAAAGTTCTTTAAAGCCGGCTGTTCCGGCTGTTCCTCCAGCGTGGACAAAAAGCTTTATTAAACCGCCTTCATCGCCATCCGTGACATCAGAAGTAATTCCAACTATGGAAGCGTATTCGTGAAGGTCATTACTTGAATTCTTTCCTTGGAATCGTATAATCCCAAGGAATGCGTCGTCTGCTAGACTTGTGGTTGTTTTTTGAAGGGCAAGGGCGGGAGCCGCCGTGCCGGTGGAGTTTGTTGATGTTAAAGCAAGATTGGCTCTACCGTTGGCATTAAAAGTATGCTCAATCACCATCGATGCATTCTCTGCGGTATCATCCGGGTCGGCATCGTTCATAAGGCGTAGCAAAGTGGTTGCATCGGCTGCGGTGTTATCGTTCCTAATTCTCATAAGGTCTCTTGTGGAGGTGCTGTTAGAATCAGAGTAAACAACAAGTCCTTTGCCAGTTGTAAGTGAACTGGCTTCAATAAACGCCACATTCGCAGTAGTATTGGCAGCATCGATGTAAAGTGCTACCTGATCCACGTCATCATTATCAATAGACAGTGCCGTTGCACCAGTGGTTGAGCCATTTTCAATCTCGACACCTGCAACGGTAAATTTGGTTGCTGCACCATTGATCAATAACACATCATCGCCGTTCTCGTCGTATTCTATGTGGGCATCACCGTTTGTTCCAAATTTAAGCTGCTTGTCGTCAATAATTGTAAGGTGACCAGATGAATCATCAAATGTCATTGAGGCTACGCCGCCAAACGACCCTCCGTTGTTGTACTGAATCTGTGTATCTGAGCCACCGGGGGTTCCCCCACCTCCACCGCCTGTGTCTGTTAGGTTATACTCTGTACCTTGACTATTCTTAAAATATATCTTATCGTCAGTGTATTTGACATACAGAGATCCAGTCCCTTCATTTGGCGTGGGCAACGCAGAGGCTGACGCAACAGGAATTAATATTGGAGAATGAAACTGTGTTACAGATCCCGAATCAGTGACTAGAAAACTGGCGCTTTGGTAAGTGTATGCGCTGCCGCTGATTATATCAACAGTGGCTTCCTCGATTACTTTTTCTACATCTGTTCTAAAATTACGAGCCATAATTTAGTACCACACAGGATCATCAAATCTTTTCATTGTTGAGTAAAAATCATTGACAATTTTTCTGTCCTCGTCATTATAAATACCATTTGGAGCAATAATAATTTTATCATTGCCAATTTTCTTTTTAAAAGTTGGTAAATACGCCACATGCCCAACGGGCATAAGATCTGGACCGGGATCTCCGCTTGGGACAATAACAAAATCCCACCCCATTCCATCGGCAGGGTTTATGAACTCGGTCCACTCACCATAATCAAAGGCTAGTTTTACGGGACTGCCTCCAAACCTTTTCATAGATCCTTTGGGGAAGTCAATATACATTTTTTGGTTTGGGTTGTCTTTTAGAATATTGATCATTTCCTCTCTTGTGGGAACGACCTGTGTCTGCTCTTTCAAAAAAGATCTCCAGTTTTTATACAAACTTTTCATTGTTAAAGCCTCAATATATAGTTAAAAGACAAGCCACCAAATTATTACTCATATGGCAAAGCAAGGAAGCTTTTATATCGCCAGTCCTATATCTAAACCATCCAAACAAAAAAGAAGCAGGCAAGAGACCGACAACGTGTAAAAAATCGATGTGAATGGCGGCAAACAGTAAACTTACTAAGATAAAAACGGTCTTCTCGTTAAAAAACTTTTTCAAAAAAGACCATATGGCTCCTCTGAAAATTACCTCTTCTATAACAGGAGATACGACAATAATGCTAAAGATCAAGAAATACTGAAAGAAGCCGTAGCTTTGAGCGGAAAATATATCTCTTATCAAAGCAAGATTTTCAGATTCCGTTGCGGGAAACCAGCTTGACAATAGAGTCACGATAATTGCTGGAACAACGCTGATAAGCGCCCCACTTAAAATGGATTTTTTGTATAGGTGTTTCATTTGATCTCCTCAAGCATTTTGTCAATGTGCAAGCCAGCACAATCAATCTTTTTAGAGGTTATATTGTAGTGATTACAAAAGCCTTTAAATTTGCCTTTGTAGACATCCGAATTTACCCCGGTGTCTAGCCCCTTGGAAGTCATCGGAGCCTCCAGAGGCACCTTACAAGCCCCGTGAACGGCTTTCCACAAAGCCTTAAGAGCTTCAAGTTGCACAGGGTAGAATCCAAGGTGGGTCTCAAGGGTCCTTCCGTGAACAATGGCATCCGTAATTACTGGTCTGGGTCCAAAGCGCTTCTCATACCAGCCTTGATATTTGGTGTAGAAAGCATTACTAATCTCAACGCCTACGCTCTTAGTGTTTACAGTGCTATTCCCAGCATGCCAAGCCCTGTGTTGCATATCTAAAAGTTGATAAATGGTGCCGTCGTTATCAACACAGAAGTGAACACTCACTTTTCTTTTATTAAGTACACTGGCGCACGACTTGGAGCTTAGACAGACATCCCAATGATTTACAAACATAGATACATCTCTAGGTTCTTTGCCAGAGTAGTCTGTATATGTCCCTTTGTTCATTCGAAGACCACCGGGCTCGTCCCAAGTTACAACTTTATCCCACTCGATTGGAAAAAACTCACCATTGTAGACAATGTGCTCACCCTTTGGTTCGTAATCATCAATATTGGCTTCTCGGTCAGTGAAAATTCTACGATATGTTGTGGGACCGCAAAGACCATCAGCCGTAAGACCAAGACTTCTTTGAAAGTCCATGATTTTCTCTACGAGCTTCTCGTCGTGGTCAGTTGCTCCAAACCAATCCGGCTTCCACCCAAAACGTCGAGAAGAATTGATATTATATTTTACCTTGTCGCTCATCAAGCACCTCATACTAAATAGTTTTTATTTATATAAAGTGCTGAGAATGATTTGTTGATATCTAATAGCTTTCTAAAAACTCCTGTATCTTGTGTACTGGAACAACAAGACCCACATCTTCGATAATTGTTGGCACCCCAACAATATCTGTTCCGACATCAACTGCCGATACTACGCCAACAATTTTTCCTTTCTTGTCAAGAACAACAGAGCCAGAAGCCCCTCTCCAAACATAAGAGTGGATAATCGTCATGCCCTTGTCATATCCAGCAACTTTCCCCTCAATTGTTAGCAGAGTGTAGGTGTTTGGATAGCCACTGTAATAAACTTCGCTGCCTATTTTACGACTTTTGGATACATTCCAATTTATAGGCGTGCGAGTAAACATGCCTTCTATAGAAACAAGGGCAACGTCGGTGACTTCATCCACAAAAACAACCTTTCCAAGAATTGTTTCGTCACCGTTTGTTATCATAGCAACTGGTGATCCGCTAACTACATGAGCAGCAGTTAAGATGTAGTGTTGTCGCTTATAAACAACATAAGCGCCGCTACCGCTTATTTGATCGCCAGCAAAATTATAAGACATGATCTCAACAGCAGCATCTCTACTTTTCTTTCTCACATCAGTGGAAAAAAAAGAAACGTGCTGTTTTGCATTATCTGCTAGATTGTCACTTTTCAAACAAGGCGAAGCAGGATTGCAGCCCACCAGAACAAGAAGCACAAATATTCTAAATAAAATCC